TGGCTTTAACATTTGCACCAAAGGTGGGTTCCATATTCTGGCTAACCTATATGCCAAACCATTCGCAAAAGCGTCAAGCCAACGGTATGGTATCTCAACAGTTTGACCGCCAGTAAAGTTGGCATCTTGAACCTGTGTTACGTAATAAAACGATAACGTCGATGGTCCGGTAGTGGTGTTTGGAGTTGGCCAAATTGTAACCGTTGGGCTAATTAGTCGGTCAAACCAATAAACCGTTGGGAAACCTTGTTGGGTTTTATTTGGGTAACTAGCGTATTCAGTGCGGCTGATTGGCAAAATAATGCGGTCAATGTTTGATCCGCCGTTTACTGTAGTAACGTAAGAATCCAACACCATAACCGTTGTGCTAGAATTTCCAGTAATAGTACCCGATACAGTCATGCTGCCAGTTGTTGTGTTGGCATAAGAAACTGTGGTGGACGTGCTTGCAGTGACCGTAAATGTGCCATTGTAGCCAGTTGGAGTCATGCCAGCCACAGTAATATTTGTGCCAGCAGGATAACTATTACTGCTACTATAAGTGAGCGTAGCCGTTGTGCCGTTCCCAGAGGATGCCGTGACGTTATCAATTGGTGCGGCGGCATATGTAGACACACCCGTTGTCAGCGGTATTGTGGCTAGTTTAACTTCCCACAGATTAACGCCCATATTAGCCCACCGGGACAGCATGAGATTCGTCGCCATACGCGCCGATTCCATGTGTTCCTGAGCAATAGCGGTATTTCTCACCCCCGCCAGATTAAAGGCAAAAAGAGTAATTTCGCCCAAGCTAGGGTTGAAGTTGTATGTGCCGCTAGATGTCATTCATCACCTATTAGGCTATAACGCTCTTAATAATAGAGAAGTTAAGCAATGGAGCATCTGTAGCCGTACCGCCCGTTGTGTAGAACGTAATGGTAAAACTTCCCGCCGCAACCGCAGTTATTAGTAACACGTAAAGATTTGTGCCGCTGACTTGGTTGACATGAATAACATCGGTGGACGCAACGGCGCTGTTTGTAACAGTGAATGATGCCGCAGTTGCAGAACCCGCCGCACTGAACATTTGAATCTGCCCGGTTGGCTTGTTTAAAGTCACGCCCGTTGTGCGGCTAGTAACTTGTGTAACCGTACCGCCGGCACCAGTTGCATAGCCAATGCCGCTTGTTCCAAGTGTTCCACTACCGTTTGACGACAGGATTGAACCCGTAGCAGACAATGCCGATGCTACCGTTGTAGCGCCAGTTCCGTTGGGAGCAATTGCAATAGCACCGTTAGTGCCATTGTTGATTGTAATAGTGCCTTGCCCAGCACCCGCCGTATTGGTGGTCAAGACAAGGTTATAAGCCCCGTTGCTGCCCAAAGTAGCCGTTGCCGCACCCGAACCAACAACCGTAGTTGCAATACCGCCCGTGCCGCCCAAAACGTATGTGGCAATCTGAGAAGCCGCAACTTTGTATGTTGAACTGCCCTGAACGGTTGGGTAAACGTCCGTAGACGCAACCGCCGATACCTGAGTGAGTGCTGATATTGCTACGTTAGCCATAATACTTCCTTAAAAGTTTGTGTTGTTTTTATTTGCGATTAGTACGCCGCCAATATTAACGCTAACAACAGCCGCAGTTGCTGCACTTGGAGCAATTTGAAAACGAAGATCGGTTTTTTCGGCATATGGGAATGCAAAATGCCGCTGGACTTCATAATTTGTATTGAACGGCGTTTGGACAACAATCTTTTGAACGCCAGATGATGTATTGGTAATAGCGCGATATGTTGTATAATTTGCGCTGTTACCGTTGAACGACGAATAAGCACCGTAACGATAACCGTAGAATGTGTAACCAGCAGGAACCGTAAATACAGCTTGTTGAGAAGCACCAAGGCTTGATGTTGTTCCGTTAAATACACCCGTATTGATCTGCGCGTATGTTACGCCACCATTAATCAATGTAATAACGCCAGATGGGTTTGTTGCACTGCCCGCTGAAACAAACATGGCATTGATGCGTAGGTATTGATTGACGGTTGGCACGTTAGTTGTGCCATTTAAAACAAGGTTTTCCGTAATAACATTATACCCAGAATCAAGTCCAACAATTGTAATTGTAGCAGTATCACCCGCCGCCGCACTAACAAGGTTCATTGTAACGGCAGAAGAAGGAAAAACATATTCGGTTGTAGTCATATTTTCCCAAACGGTGCGAAATAACCCAGCCGTTGCAGGAGTAGTGCCAAAACCAAAAATATTTTGCTCTGCGTGGTTGGTAATTTGGCCACGGGCAACTTGAAGTTCAAATGGCTCATATCTGCCATTTTGAGTGATTGACGGCCAATTAACGCCAGATTGGGAAAGCGTACCCATAATTACTTACCTTTTTTACGCGCCGCAGCGGCATTATCAACTAAATTTGGGTATGGCCGACCAGCCGCCCTTGCTCTAGCCTTAGCAGACTCTTGTTGCTTGTGCGACAAGTGTTTCGTGTGGTGATCTTTGGGTAGCTTAGTTTCCCAAAATGCTTTTTCAGACATTAGCAACCCCACTTGCGAAGTGACTTGTTAATGCGGCTATCAGGGTCAGCAGCTTTAGCCGATCCCGTCATTTTCCGCTTCATGCCCGTCATGCGCGAACAAAAATTTTCGTGTCTTGGATTGTCTTTATCTTTCGTGGGGGCTTTTAAATTGTGGCCCTCAGCACGAGCAGATGCGCGTCCCTTAGCGTTTAACCCGCCAGAGGGAGCCTTGCCTTCAGATCGAGTCCATGCAGCAGTCATTGCTCACCTATGAGAAAGGGAGGGGGCTGTTACACCCCCTCGCCATATCAATCGTGTTCAGGCTCGTAGGACTTGTGGCCTTTCGGCTCCATGCCCTTTGCTGCCGTCGAGAGTGGGTGCATATTTGCCCCAATTTCGCCACCAGACTTGCGGGCCTTACGGTCTGCACGATGCTTGGCATGCTCACCATGAACCATGTGTTCAGCGTGATGAACGTGTCCGCCACGCTTGCGCTTTGGACGGTGTTCAGCCATTGGATGCTCGTGGTGATGCTCAGCGTGTTTCATGTGATGCTTTGCAGCACCGCCATGCTTACGCTTTGCACGACCGCCGTGCTTACGCTCTTCAGCTTCGTGTTCTGTTGGCGAATTAGCGCCAGCATACACGTCACGAACGGCCTCGTCGGCGTACTTCTCGCCGTGCGTACCGTCATTTTCAGACTTACCTTTATGTGCCTTCATGGCTTAGTTCCTTAGAAGTTATAGTATTGTGTCAAGCCAAACAAACCAGTAGCAGTTGGAATGTTGTAAGCTTGTGGCGACTGCCGAACAACGTATTTATTGGTGCCAGTAGATGGAGCCAAGTTAATACCGGACGAGTTAGCAAGATCAAGAGTCCCACGAACGTCACCCGTAGTGGCGGACGGCGTTGTGCGGTCAGCGGGCAAGAACCCGTTAGCTGCAAACGTGGTATTGGATGTTACCGCCGTCTGGGAAGCCGCTGCATTGACAATAAGTTCAGCAGAAGCATCAGCACGAATAGGCAACCCAATTACGCTCGTTGTACCAACGGAATAGGCGTGGGTAGTATCAGCCGTACCGCCCGAAAGCACTACAGACTTGATATACTTGAACGCTTTTTTCTGCGTTGTAGAAACGCCACCCGCAACAATCGTAATGGCTTCCGACATTGGATATCCGTAGATATCGTAGCCGTTAACCGTTGCCGTTGTATAGGTTGCACCAGAAGCCGCCGTTACGCTCACGACACGACCAATAAGAGCCATTGGACTCCAATTGGCCTGACTTGGCGTTTGGGCATTATTTGGCACAGCGCACTGAGAAGGTGTCTGGTAAGCCAAAGTGACTGTTCCAGAAGTTGCCGTTAAGTTGCCCGTAAGCTGATAGGTGCCAGTTTGGCCCTGACCAACAGTAGACGATGTACCCGTTGTCGTAATTTGCGAAATGACTTGAGAACCAGCCGCAGTGCCTTGGGAAACCGTGCCAGAAGTGGTCAATACAACCATTCCAGCGCCGATTGGAAGCGCACTGTTGGAAGTTACAGTCATTACACCGTTAGAAAATGAAGCCGTAACCGAAGTATAAGCGTCAAGTGCTAGAACGGTATCCGTAGCGCCAGTATCCGCACGAACAAAGTTTGTGGAATAGTAGACACCAGTTGTCGCGCTATTAGTTGTAACCAGAGCCAACGTAGAACTTGTTGGGTTGGCTGAAGCAACGATAGCAGCCGCCGCAGAAGTATAAGGAACTGCGTTTAGGGTAGTTACGTTATCCACGCCCAACCAGCCGAAATCTAAAGCTGCTTGACCTTCACCGGGGAAAAAAGTGTAGGCGGGGCGTGGGTCTAAGATAGCGGTCCCTGCAAAAAACAAGGACGAGCCACCAATGTCTGGATTGTAGTCAGCGGGTTGCGTTGGGTTTTGCCCAAATACAATCACTGGCCCGGAGAATGCTGTATTAGCCATAGTGCCTTCTCCTTACGATGTTGGGAACGAACCGTAGATCGAGCGCCAGTTGTAGTAGCCGAAGGAGTAACGCTCATAACCTTTTACAAGTAAATTATCAGTAACAAAGTCTACTTGCATATCAGTTTCGAACTTTACACGCTCCATATACGCCAAACCATCAATATTGGTCAGGAGGAACCAAGCGTAAGCAGAGGTCAAAAAGTCGTTGACCATATAGCCTTCAGCAAGACCACCAGCGGTCATCATGATCGCGTTAACATCATTATCCGCAGTACCCGGACGCAATTCAGTCTTCGTAAGACGGATTGCAACTGGCTCCAACTGTGGAGGAACAATGAGTTTACGCGCACGAGCAAACACTTTCAACGCTGCCTGATCACGGAAGTTCGTACGGACAGCAATCATGCTGTTGAGCAACGAGGCTTCGTTAAGGTCAAGCTGGGTTGTTGGGGTGTTAGCAACCGTCGAACCATCAATAGGATGCGCAGTGGAGCAGAGTGCTACACCATCGCCGCCGACTGACGCATTGTAGGTCGTGGCAGTGTTAAGGATGTTTGCGCCATAGATTTCTTTGGTCTGTTGGAACGATTCCACCAAGCCAAGGTTTGAAGGCATAAACTGGGTCTTGTACAGGTTGTCGTCAATTGCCTTACGGGTAATCGCGTACCCAAGAGCAATTTCGGTGTGTTCCTGATTGTAGACAAAACGCTCACCAGCGTTTGAATCAAATGCAGTCTGACCACCTTCGGTCTTCAACTGCGCAAGGCCCAAATACCGCATTTCAGCAGTACGTTCGAGAGCCATTTTTGAATCGTGCTTCGTGAAAATTTTGTCGTACTGAGATGAAATCATCTCGTACTTGCCTTCTACGCCCCGAAGTCCGGGGAGGAGAAGGTCTTTAATCTGACTAAGATTGACAGCCATTTTACCTTACTCCTCAGCTAATGCCAGTTACAGCGCCATTGCTACGTAGAATTTCATTGTTGAAGCCAACAATTACGTTGCAATATTGCGAAGTTGGATCGCCGCCATTGCTGACACCGACTTGATAATCAATAATTTGGAATGGATAGGTTGCAGTTGAACCAACAGCCGACAGGTAAGCACCCGAACGACCAGTGTTTGAACTACCCGTGCCAATGGTGAACTGAGCAAGCTGACCAATAACACCCGAAGTCATCGTGGAAGCAGTACCCGTCATTGGGAATGCGGTCGTGCTTGTCTGAACGATGAAACGGGAATTTGGATCATCAATTACGTATGCTTCTACGTCACCAGTTGCATCCGAACCCGGCCAATAATTAGAGAAAACCGTGCGCTTCTGAGAAGTTGAAAGATATTTGCAGCCAACAAAGATACCGGCAAGAGGGGTCGTGCCAGCAGCAGCTTGCTGAATGTAGCCGTTAGCAGCCGAAACAAAGTTTACTGGATCGCCAGTATAAATTGCCGTGCTGTTGCCTGACGCAATACGACGAGTGGACTGGGCAAACGTAGGAGCGCCGCCAGCACCACCCTGATACTGCGTGAAGCCAAAATACGCTTGCGTATTAGCCATTGCAGAGATTCCTGAGTGATGAGGTTGCTATGCGCCAAGCACTGCCAACCCGTACAATTTAACCCGCCTCCCACAGGGCGGATTTTGAAGCGTCCTTATTCGTTAGGAATAGGCATCGCCTCGTAAGATTTTTTCACCGTAGGCCGAACACGAGAATCGTCGCGTGTCATAGTGCCGTCTGGTGTAGAACTAAGTTGCGCCTCTTTAGAGCGAACTTGGTTCCTTGCACGTCGCAATTCTATATCACGCGCTTCATCTGTCAACTCTTTTGGTCTTTCCATAAGAATCATGCCGTCTCGTTCAATAGTGGCATAGTTTCCAGTGGGCATTAACGCTGCGTGACGGGCGTTGCGATTGGCTGGAACGGGGGTCCAACCGCCGTCTGCCAACCTAATTTGGTAAGCGGGGTCTTCCTGATTGTAAATGGTTTTACGTTTCCATTCGTACGTCCAACCCTCTGGTACAATGCTAGTATCAATAGCAAAGCGATCGGTGCTATCTAAATCCAGACCAGAACGATGCGCACGAATCTCTGCTGCGCGTTTTTTTGCACGTTCTGCGGGGCTTTCTTCCCGAATGTCACCACGTACTTCTGGGCGAACTGGCGCTTTTGCGGAAGCCTTTGGTGTTAATTTGGTAAATTCAGACATTTATAACTCCTATTACTGTAACTTGCCTTCTTTACGAAGGGCGACCATGTTCTTGGCGTAATCTTCGGGCGACATGCCCATCATTGAAGCCATCTCGCGCATTTCTGACGACAAGCGAACAACTTGAGATTTGCTTGGTGTGCCGGCGGCTGTGCGCGTTGTTGGTGCGGCTGGTACGGACGTTCTTTTTTGTGTTGGAGCCGAAGCCGCCGACAAAGATACTTCCTCGCCGTCATCCTGTTGTTGCGCTTTGCGGAACCCTAATTGCCCCTCAATAGCGTCAAAATACGAGTCCGAATCAACAACGTGGCCGTCCGCCATAGCGATATTGTGAGCGCCAACCATTTTCTGGTACATGCGCTGATCTGTAATGCACTGTGGATGCGAACGAATCCAAGCCGCCGACCGTGGTGACAACGTAGAGGCAACACGCTCAACGGGGTCATTGTTAACCGGCTGTTGTGGTTGGGGGTTAGCTAACCGCTCCTCTAGGGATGACTTGCCATTTTGTAACTGCAATAACTTGGCCGCATTGAGCGACATGGTTTCTTGCACTTGAGCGGCGGCATCATAATCACCAGCCGCCATAGCTTCCCTGAAGTGGGACTTTAAGTAATCAGACTCGCGTTTGATCTTGTCAATTGCACCCGTAATAAGCTGTAGGTTACTATCCTGCACTTCGGCTGCGGCTTTGGTAGCCGTTTGGGTTGCCTGATGTGCGCGTGTTTCAGCTTCTAACCTAAGCTTTTTTTCTTGCTCAAGGCGCAGTTTAAGTTCCGCAATGCCGTCTTCCGGCGTTTGCGAATCATTGTCGGCTATTTTTGTTTCCGTTTTGTTCTCTTCTACGCCATCCTCTAGGATGGTAATGTTGTCTTCTGCCTGTTCCATGTGAAACTATTCCTTACCAAACTGCATCGGGAGCCGGGATGCGGCCTCGAATGTCAATGTCACGCAATACCCTGCAATTGACACCATGC